AAGTTGAGGATAATTGGGTTAGTTTGCTTGAGATACTTTTACTCACTGTTATAGCCGCCTATTTTGGTGGAAGAACTATTGAGAAGACAAGAAAGAAATAATTCCTATCTTTGTAGGAAATAAAATTTAATATAATGAAACTTGATGAAAAAGAACTAGAAACGATCCGTGAGATGCAGGGAGAGTTTCAAAAGGCAAAACTTGCCTTAGCAGATTTAGAGCTTAACAAGCACCAACTTCTAAAGACAATTGATGTCTTGAAGGTAGACTTCGGTAAGCACGAACAAAAGCTTATAGATAAATATGGAGCCGACTCCGTTATAAATGTTCAGACGGGAGAGGTTACTGAAAACAAAAAATAAAAATGGCAAGAATAAGTACATATGAAAACTCAAGTCCTGTTTTATTAACGGATAAAGTTATAGGAACAAATGTTTCGGGAACTCCGACTAACGTGACTAAAAACTTTTTAGTTAGTGACCTGTTAACTTTGTTTCAATCTAACATAACACTTCAGAATGTACTTGATGCGGGTAACACAGCTACACAGAGTATTACTCTTACAGGTGCTATTACTCAGACAGGAGACTTCGGTATAACAGGCAACTTAACCCAATCCGGTGGAGCATTGACTTTGGGAGGAACGGTAAAAGATTTCAATGGTGCCCTTGGTAACAACGGAGAGACGCTTGTATGTAATGCAAGTGGTCAGCTTGTTTTTGGGTCGGGTCTTACCAATCAAAACCTTGACCAAGTTTTAGCTATAGGTAATACTGCAACAAATAATATTAACCTTACAGGTGATATAACTCAAACAGGTAACCTAAACCTTACAGGTGTTATGACTCACGCAGGTAATTACCTATACAGTGCAGGACAATTTACTATGGCTGCTACAGGCTCAATGGTTCTCGGTGGAGCATTGACTTGTAATAGCTCAATTAGTTTAACGGGAACTGTGAAAGATTACACCGATACATTAGGAGCGGCTAATCAGTTTCTTGTTTCAGATGCAAGTGGTCAAGTTACTTGGCAATCTACATTACCATCCCCATTGGCATCAAGTGCTTTGACTGTTATAAACTTAGCTCTTTCAAATTCTGAAGGTGTGGTTGTAACCACAGCAGGAACAGCTACAGACGTTAGAATACCTACGAATGCAGGTCAAGCCTTTCCTATAGGTACTAAGGTAACAATAATACAAGAGGGAGCAGGGCAAGTAACTATTGCTCCAACAGCAGGTGTAACTGTAAATAGTGCTGTAGGGTTAAAGACCAATGCACAATTTGCTGTTGCTCACGTTGTAAAAACAGCCACAGATACTTGGTATGCATATGGCAATTTAACACCTTAATTTAATTAAATGGATATTAGAAAGATAGCAATAGGCCCTGATTACAAGGGTGGTGCTATGCATTATATTGTAGGACAGAATGTCTTAAACAATCAATATACTATACATCTTATACGTCAAGACAAGGAAGATGGTGGTATACAAATTTGGATTGAGCAAGATGATGAGGTTGTTCTATGGAAACGCTTTACAAATACAATGCCTGTATCTATTGAGTACAACATAAACTTCTAAAGTTTTATATCTCAATATGAAATCACCATTCTATTTTATAACCAAGCCTTATAACGGAAGACGATATGATAACGTCAAGTCTATTGGCGGTATTGATTTTATTACTAGCACATCAGAGGAAGATCATAAAGCATCTAATAGATATGCTGAAGTAATAGAGACACCATTAGGGTATAAGGGCCCTATTAAAAAGGGAGATACACTCCTAGTTCATCACAACGTATTTAAGTTCTATAACGATATGAAGGGTAGGCAGCAGAGTGGTAAGAGCTTCTTTAAGGATGATATGTTCTTTATAGATGAGGAACAGTTTTTTATGTACAAGCAGGACGGAGAGTGGCATTCATATGATAGGTACTGCTTTGTAAAACCTGTGTCTACATCAGAGTCGTATATATTCAAGCCTTTTAGCGAGGAGCCCTTAGTAGGTATTATGAAGTATCCTAATGATTATCTAAAGTCTAAGGGTATATCTAGTGGGGATATGGTATGTTTCAAACCTGAGAGCGAGTATGAGTTTGATGTGGATGGTGAGAAGTTATATAGGATGTATGATCATCAGGTAACAATAAAGATGTAATGAGTAATAAGGATATAAAGCTTAGAATTATAGATGCGGGTATGAAGGCTGTTGAACAGCTTATAAAGGTAGCTAAGGAGGATATTATAAAGATAGACCCTGAAGATGAGATTGCGGCAGATAGATTAAAAAATGCTGCAGCTACAAAAAAATTAGCTATATTCGATGCATTCGAGATACTTACAAAGATTGAGAATGAAAGAGCAGATATAGATATAGCCGACAAAGGTCCATCCAAGGTAGATACAAAACAAGGATTTGCAGAAAGAAGGTCAAGATAGTTTATACAAGGTGTTAGAGGGTTATGTTCCTTCTAATGTTATAACCAACAAGAACAGAAATAAAAGTTGGTTGTATGGCTATGACTCTAAATATGATATGGTAATTATCTCCAAGACCGGAATGATTGGAGAGATTATAAATATCAAGGGATTAGTTATAGCATTGCCTGCGGTACCTAAGGATGTTTACAAAAGAAGCAAGACTTCATCGGAGCAGTATTGGGAGCGTAACGATATACCAAAAACTTTAGAAAAGATTACATCTATATTTCAATGGAATGAAAAACCTACAGATTTCAAGAGCCTATGGGTAGACTATATAGAGGGAGAGTTTGATAAAAGAGAGTTAGGATATTGGTTTATGAATAATGGTAAACCTAACTACATAACAGGACCTCACTATATGTATCTACAATGGACAAGTATTGATGTAGGATATCCTGACTATAGAGAGGCTAACAGAATACTATATATATATTGGGAGGCGTGTAAGGCTGACAAGCGAAGCTTTGGAATGGACTATCTAAAGATAAGACGTTCAGGATTTTCATTTATGAGCTCATCTGAATGTGTTAACACCGGAACATTAGCAAAAGATTCTAGGGTAGGTATACTATCTAAGACAGGTGCTGATGCGAAGAAGATGTTTACCGACAAGGTGGTACCTATCAATAGTAGGCTGCCATTCTTCTTCAAACCTATTATGGACGGTATGGATAAACCAAAGACTGAGTTAGCCTTTAGGATTCCTGCATCCAAGATCACTAAGAAGAATATGTACGACACCACTGAAGATGAGTTGATGGGGTTGGACACTACAATAGATTGGAAGAACACTGATGATAACAGCTATGATGGTGAGAAGCTATTACTATTGGTGCACGATGAAAGTGGTAAGTGGCTAAAGCCAAATAACATACTAAATAATTGGCGTGTAACAAAGACCTGTCTTAGATTAGGTAGTAAGATTATAGGTAAGTGTATGATGGGTTCAACCTCAAATGCATTAGCAAAGGGTGGTGAGGAGTTTAAGAGGCTATACAATGACTCGGATGTAAGTAAAAGAAATGCTAACGGTCAAACCAAGAGCGGTATGTATTCCTTATTTATTCCTATGGAATGGAATATGGAGGGTTTCATAGATGTATATGGGATGCCGATATTCAGAAAACCTGACAAACCGATACGTGGTGTTGATGGCGAGATGATTGATAATGGTGCCATTGACTATTGGGAGGCAGAGGTGGAGTCTTTGAAAAATGACCCTGACGCATTGAACGAGTTCTATCGTCAGTTTCCAAGAACTGAGTCTCACGCATTTAGGGATGAGAGCAAGCAATCTCTTTTTAATCTAACAAAGCTGTATCAGCAGATAGACTATAATGACTCCTTAATAAATGAGCACCACCTTACTAGGGGTAGTTTTCATTGGAAAGATGGAATAATAGACTCAAAGGTTGTGTGGTCCCCTGACAAGAGAGGTAGGTTCCTAGTTAGTTGGCTACCAAAGAAGGGGTTACAAAATATTGTGGTAGATAAGAGGGGTATAAAGTATCCGGGTAATGACCACCTAGGATCATTCGGTTGTGACTCCTATGATATATCAGGTACTGTAGGTGGCGGTGGCTCTAATGGGGCACTGCACGGAATGACAAAGTTTAATATGGATGATGCACCTAGTAATGAGTTTTTCTTAGAGTATGTTGCTAGACCACAGACTGCAGAGATATTCTTTGAGGAGGTACTGATGGCCTGTGTGTTCTATGGTATGCCTATACTTGTAGAGAACAACAAACCAAGGCTACTGTATCATTTTAAGAATAGGGGCTACAGGGGATTCAGTATTAATAGACCCGATAAACATTATAACAGGCTATCTAAGACAGAAAGAGAGCTAGGTGGCATACCTAACTCAAGTGAGGATATTAAACAGGCTCACGCCTCAGCTATTGAATCCTACATAGAGAAGTATATAGGTATAGATTTAGAGGGTACATATAGGGATGCAGAAGAAATGGGATTTATGCCCTTCGCTAGAACCCTTGAGGATTGGGCTAAGTTTGATATAAGT